CGCAGCTCCTCCATCTGAGCTTGCACCGCAGTGATGCGCGTCTTAGCGTCAGCGATCTCTTGGCGGATCACAACCTGCCCACGGCTATCAGCAGACGGGTCGCCAGGCCGGGTGATGGGTGCAGTCTGAGTAGCAGCCTGGTGGGCGTAGTACGCAGCAGTCTGGCAAGCAGCCTGCATACGCCCGAGGTACGCACCGAACGTCTCGTTACCCCAGTTGAGTCCGCCGACGCCTTCGCGTACAGCCTGAATCAGTTCGCTCTTGTCCAATGTTGGTCCTTCCTCATTTGTCTTGAATCCACCCAGGATAGCCTCCATCATGCCTATACCCTGAGCACAAGTCACCCACTTAGCAGGTGCGGGGTGATTGTCTGACGCCTTACGGCCGCGGTAGCCTAGGCCGTTGTAGCCCGCGTGTGCGGCAACAACCTGGTACTGGCAAGCTGTGTCACTTGACCCACCAGAGTCACAGGCTACGTGTATATGGGGCTCGAAACCCTGGCTACGGTACCTAGCCCAGGCCACACCACCATAACGTCTGGCACAAGCTACAAGCCGCTCGATCTGGGAACTACTCAGGTGCCAGTCCTGGAAGTCAAACGCCCAGCCGTCAGAGTGAGTTCCGGCGCTAGCCTTAGCCTCTCCTAGAGCCTGCCCTAGGATAATCGAGATATCCGGGTGATACTTAGCCATATAGCGCTTGAATAGCTTGTACCACTTAGCTGGAATCTCAGCAGCGTAGGCTTCCTGCCCATTGTATTTAGGGCCCACAGACACATATCCCATTTAACCCTCCTTCCTTGTCTCCACGGCCAGGATGCGCTGACCGTGTTCCTCCAACCTGGAAGTCAACATACGCTCCGAATTCGATACTCGTTCATTGAGCTGGCTCAAATTCGTGTTAAACCGGCCAATCTCTTTATCGTGCCGGTTCAGTACCCCCTTAATTTCCGCCGTTGTAGACGAAAGAATCTCGAGGTCGGTATTAGTCTTGTCAGCTTGCTTAAGTAGAATATTCAACTTATCCTGAACTGTGTTACCTTCAGCATCAGTTTTGTCGTAAACCAGCGCCTCGGTATCATTTTTCAGGTCAGCAGTGAGGTCCTTTATCTTCTTAAGCGACCCAGACATAGCTTTATATACTTTTACACCACTGTAACCAACCGCTAAAATACCCGCCAGGATAGCCCCAATAAGGCTACCCATAGTCTCAGGGCTCAACATATCACCTCAACCACAGTACAACAGCGGACACGAAACAGCGTCCACCTCTATTAGAACTCCCGCTGTAAAGCTTAGCCTGGCAATTAACCTCAATCCCCCCTTCTCGTTCGTCCGGTACAGTGAAGAATGGCCACGAAATATTGGATGGGATAGCCGACGAACCGAGGAAAGACAGGAAGTCAGGGCTGTATTGCCCCCTACATTCGACCCTACCCCAGCACGCAGGGGTGCCAGCGTTAGCATCGTAGTTAGGCATGATCGATCCACCGGCTATGACCAGCGCTTTAGTAGCCCAGCTAGGGGCCACAACGAACGTAGACACCCCTGTGGTCCAGCTAGTCACCGGAGACCAGTCAAGGTTACGGGAATTACCAGCATCAACGCTGATCTGAGACTTGAGTGCCTTGTCACCAATCAGACCTTCAGCGATCTCTAGGGTCCCATCGAACTTCGCATGCCCCTTAACGTGGAACAGAGAGCGGTTATACACCGCTCCTTCCCCGCCAATAGTGGCTGTAAGCTCGTTAATGCGACTCTCGAGACCCTCCAGGCGGTTAACTACCTCACGAATACCCTGGTCATTAGACGGCCTATCGACCGTAGTAGGGTCGAAACTCATCAATCCTCCAGTGAAAGCATAGGCTTAATCTTAGTAAGTTCCCCAGATACAGGGTCAGGGTCGCATACCCACCCGATAACCCTGGCTTTACCTTTGAATTGCAGCTCAGGGTTACTAAGATTAGTCATATCAATATCCACATAGTCGCCTAAAACGAAGTCACGTCCTGGCATAAAGTGGTCCAACGTAGTCTCCACGCTGATAGACGTCAATCCGTACTGCTGGCTCTCCTTAGCCGCGTACATATACTGCTGTAGCACGGCATCATCCACTGACCCCGTGTCAGGAGTCCAGCGCCTTTCGAGCTCAAGCCACCCATACTGAAGGACCTGACCGTTAGACGTGGAGAATTCCTTACGTTCATCCCCAGACCTATTGGAGACCACACGCCAGATTGTGGCTCCTTTACCGTCAGAGCAGTCCTCAACCTGCTGCCAGGAGCCTTGAGATAGCACAGCAGCCCCAGCAGTTTCCTTACCCACACCGCCAAGCCTGTATGCTGTGTGGACCACAATACCGAGGTGGCCATTAGCTTGTAGTTCCCAGCTAGTAGCGAACTCTGCACCATGCTTAGTCTTCATCAAATTCTGAAGACCCGCTAAGCACGTCATATCCTGGTCAGCACGGTACGTCCTATCACCCCAATCAAGGGTAGGATCCTCGTCCAGACGTCCGTTAAACTGGGCCACAAGCCTGTCAAGACCTATACCCCGCGCAATAGTCGTATAGCGCTGATCCCTGAAAGCCAGTTCAGGGATATAATTCCTTTTCAGCCACTCTTCAGCAGGCTGGAGTGTGAGCTCCATAGCTTCATCTGACCCATACGACCGCTTCTCTACCCAGCCAGCCCACAGAACGATGTTGTCTTCTATAGCTGCGAGGACAGCACGCATAGGCTGAGTGCCATCACGCCAGTTAGCAGGCCACCTATCACAGACGGGGAGACTCACAGTTACGGAATCTCCCCGCCCAATGATAGATGACAGACTAGACTTCACTGCCAGCCCTGGCAGTTCAGTAAGAGGCCTGCCGTCAAGAGCGGCAAATGAATGCCATTTAATCATTATCCGTTCTCAATTGCTATCCAGTCGAAGTCACAACCACGACCATTCTTAACGAACATCTGAAATTGTGTCGCCGTGACATTATATGGCTTAGGTGTGTCCCAAGTGAAGTCACCTGATGCTGACCTAACCGAGGCCACAACACGCGGTGCACTTGAGAACCGCCCAGGCGGGAACTGAATAGTGAACACCGCAGGCCCAGCAGAGCTAGCCGTCACTGTACCCGACGCAATAGCAGGGATACGGGGAAGAGTAACCTGGGGAATCACAGTATCCTCACGCCACGAGCTGCCAGTCCACAGCATCACCTTACTCGTGTCCAGCTCATAGATACGCTGGCCCTTCTGGAGGAACCACGTTGTGGGCCGGCTATTCGAATAGCACGGGATAGTGCCGCCCACAGCGCACGTGTACTGCCTAGAATCGTAAATCGTGGGGCTACCCGTAGTCGATACAATAACACGTGCAATCAGCAGAGCTCCAGCGGGCGTAGCAGGTGTGGGGAAGCTAGCCGACGCCGTCCCCTTGATCATCTCGAACGCTGCCTTGTACTGGTTGCTACCATCAACCGTACCGTCATACACTTTCAGCACTAGGATATCAGTGCGCGGGTACGACGTGTCCTTAGCGTACAGAGGCAAGCTAACATCGTCTACGTTAGCAACACGGTAGCTGCCGTTATTTGAGGCCACAGGCGTCACAATAGCTGTACCAGAACTGACCCGGATCTGGCTACCGTTAAGGCTAGGAGTCATACCTGACGTCACACCTGGCCGACACGCCAGAGGGTGGGTATCGTGGACCATAGTAGAGCCCACATCGAGCCGCCTGAATTCAGCAGCATTCACTGAGATATTGCCACCAATAGGCAGCACATTATCGAGAGCCATTATATAGTCACCTGTCTTACAATTACATCAAGATACGCGGTAGGGGAATACACATCAGACCTGAACCCAATAGTCAACTCACCCCTACCTAGCTCAGGCCATTCCCTGATAGTAGGGGACGCAGAGGACTGACCCTGCCTAAGTGACGTGCGGTTAGTCAAATCGATGTCTAGCCACTCATCATCCTGTAAAGTAAAGTCCCACCTTAGGCGCCCAGCACCACCAGGACCAGAAAAGATCACAGACGGTATCTGCACATAGCCATAAAGCTTCAAGGACACCCTGTTATGGTAGCCCGAGCTCACTGTAACCGACCCGTAGTTACCTGTCTCCAAGAAAGAGATAGGATATTTAACCGGGAACTTAATACCGCCAGTAAGGTTGGGTAGATACAGCCTGTGCTTAGCGGTGTACTGATCATCGATCTGGCCATCAGGAGTCTGACCTCCACGCCACCACACAGGGTCAGGAGCTATCAAAGTAGCGCCCCACTCAAATGCTGACCCATTAGCCAGGAACGTTATATCGAGAGCACTATCCCGGGCCACATACATTGTCTTCGGGCCACGAGGCGTATTAACAGTCAGTGGCGAGGTATTAATATCCGCGATACTCAGGAGAGTCTCCATGGCCTCCTCAGCATCCTCTAGAGACTGTCCTACATAATAGCCCTTGATAGCACCAGACTTAGCTCCATGAAAGGCTTTAGTACGCCATATACCGTCGTAGCCCACACGCTGGCCACTCTGCGCAACGGCGGGGGCTGAGCCGAAGAGCTTGCACTCACTCACAACCCAGTCCCCGCCATTGATCACGTGGCCATTCCACGTGACTTCTTTCACATCAATCTCCTCAACTGCCGGGCAACTTCCTCAGCAGTAGCGTAAGGGTCACTACTATACGCATTGACATTGACTCTACTGGTATTACCTCCAGCATTAGCCCCAGCATAAGCAGGTTGAACGCCATTCAGATTAGGCTGGAAATTCGACTGGAAGTCGCCCATAACACTCTTAGCAGAATCGAGCAGGTAAGGTTGCTCGTTCTTAAGGCTATCAGCGAAGTCCCTAATGATCGCTTTACCAGAATGAGTCACATAACCCTTACCCGAGAAAGGTCCCCACTTAGCAGGGGAAAAAGGCCACAGACCACGCAGCCAGTCCATGCCCTGCTTAACCCAGCCAACCAGACTATTCCACGCTCCTTGGATACCTCGCAAGAAGCCATCCACAAGAGCACCACCAGACCGGACCAGTAGGCTACCTAGATCACCAAGAGCTCCAATGATCTTGCCTGGCAGCGAGCGAGCGAATTCAGCAACCTGGCCACCTAGCTCCTGAGTCTTACGGAGGAATCCGTTCCACGCCTCAGACGCTTTCTGAGGGAGGCTCGAAGCAAGTGACGCTATACCACTAATGATCTTGCCAGGCAGTTGCTTAACCCACTCGATAATCTCGCCGCCCTTACGGACCATACTCTGGAAGAACCCACCAAACCACTCAGCGGCCTTACCAGCTAGCTGGCCAAGACCAGCGAGCCACTCCAGTACCTTGCCTGGAAGAGACATCAGCCACTCACCCACAGAGGCGAGCCATCCTGGAATGTACCCTAGGAATTGTACGAAGCCCACAATCAGGCCAGCGAAGATACCTATAGAGAAGCCCACAATCATGAGGGTAACCTCGCCAAGAGCAGCAAGGCCATCAAGGATCATCTGAGGTAGGCCAGCAAAGAACTCAGCAATCTGCTGCCCAGCTCCAGCCAGACCTTCCATAAACCACTGGCCAATACCCGTAGCGAACTCCGTCAGGCCTCTGACGAAGTCTTCCCACAGGTGCCCAGCTCCTTCCACAGTAGCGTTCCACACACCACCAATGAAATCAGATACAGCCTGCCAGTTAGCAATCAGGAGGACAAGTCCGGCAGCAAGAGCGGCTATACCCACCACAATCCACGTGATAGGGCTGGCAAGAAGAGCTGCCGTGGATGCCCAGATACCTGCCACCCAAGTAACGAAGGCAGGAATCAGGATACCTGCAATAGCTGCACCCAGAGCTCCGAACGCCCAGGTATTCTCTTTAAGCCAGTTACCTATATCCTGGAGAGTAGGTGCCATAGCTGACAAGACATCAGCCAAGGTGCTGAACACCGCTGAGCCCAGTGGCTCCAAGGCGAGCTGGGCATTGTTCTGAACTATCTGCCACTTCTCAGCGAAGTCCGACGTCTCACCGGCCACACCAAGAATAGTGTCATCAGTAGCGCCGATGGACTTCATCATGTCCTCAGCGCCGATCTTGCCCTGCTTTAGTGCCTCCACAAACTGGGTTGCACCTTTAGTGCCGAACAGCTTGCTAGCTAGTTTAAGAGCGGCAGCTTCATTACCTGTCTGGATATAACCACTTATTTCACCGGTAACGCGCTTGAAGGCTTCCTTCGGTTCCTCACCAGACTTAGCCAGCGTGGTCAAGCCTTTAGTCATGGATGTCATAATCTGGCTTGAATTCAAACCGGCTTTGTCAAACGCACCGATCATAGCCGCTGTATCTTGGAACCCAAATCCAAGAGCCTTCATTGTAGGCGCAGCCTGAGCGGTTTTCTGGGCTAGGTCATTGAAACCTAAACCAGTAGCCTGGCTGACCCTGAACAAGTCATCCATAGCTCCAGGAATTTGCTTAGCCTCAAGACCGAACGCGCTGAATGCTGCTGTAGTCTTGCTGATATCCACGTCCTGGCCGAGCAGCCGGCCAGCCTCAAGAACCTGCTTAGCCACAGTCTCAAGGTCCTCGCCAGTCAGACCTAGCCTGGTATTCAGGTCAGCGACAACTGGGGCTATCTTAGAGAACTCAGCTGGAGTAGTAGAGCCCACACGCTTAGCAACATCGACTAGTCCATCGAGAGCCTCGCCCGTAGCACCAGTACCCGTGCGGATAGTATCAGTGACCTCATCGAAAGTCTCACCAACTTTGTAGAGTGCAGCGCCAATACCCGCGGCCACACCTGCACCGAGGGCTGCAAGAGAGCTACCTTTAAGCCCTTCAGCCAGCCTAGTAGACAGCCTTGCGCCACCCTCTTTGCCTGCCTTATCCGACCCCTCGTTTACAGCCCCAGTGATTTCTCCAACAATAGCTTCCTTGTTACCCTTCATTGAGGGAACTAGCTGATAGTAACCTGTGGCTAGCTCAACAGAAGCCATTTATGCATCCCACCAATCATTGAATTCGCTCAGAGGGATCGGATCATACCCAAACGCACGTTCGTCATCCCTAACTTCATTCGGCCGTCTAATGGGTTTAGGTGGAGGCTCACTAGACTTCCCAGCACGCTGCCAGTTAGCTCCAGCAAGGACGTCGTAGATGTTAGCTAGCATGTAGCCGTCTGTGGTCCACACGTAGCCTAGATCCTTAGCCAGCGGCCCTCCTGGCTCAGCATGGCTGACTATAGCCTGGAGGTCCCGCCAGGTAAGCTCCTCCGAACCTATCTGGCGGGACCTCAAACCTAGCCCAATGAGCTCACGCTCTAGGGCTAGTGGGTGATTATGCCACACACCCACTAGCCCTATTATTCCCCCATGCTGATTTCAGAGTGCTCTTTCCACGCCTCCATCAGCGCCATAAACATGTCGTCGTCCAGCTGATTAGTGATACCCGGAACATAGTGCTCAAGCAAATCAAGCTGGAAATCAAGCAATTCGGAAGTCTGCTTGGACGTGGGCTTCTTACCACGCTCCTGCTGAGCCTGAATAGCCCCGGCCAGATCACCCATGCGCTTACGTATACCCACAGGCAGCTTCTGAAGAGACGGCAACTCATGAGTAACTTTAGACCCCGGCATACGGAATTTGAAGTTATCCGTAGCCTTAGGACCGTCAAGCTGAAAGACCTTGCTCACGCCCCAGTCACCCCGTCATCAGTGGCGATGTACAGCGAGTTACCCTGGGCATCCGGGTAGCAAGTCAGGGTCACAGGCAGCTTAATCGCGTCACTAGCAGCGAACGTGATGTCGTCAGCCTCAGTGATCTGGCCATCAGGCACCCAGATGATGATCTTAGCGTCGCCATCCTTCATGCGGAAGCACCAGGTCTTGTGAGGCAGCTCATCAGCACGCAGCTTCATCAACAGGCGAGTACCCTGCGAAGTCGTCTTCGGGGTAACAGTAACGTTGTTCTCACCGAAGAAGTTCTTCGCCGAGCCCTCAGAAACCTCAAGGTGAGACCACTTAATAGAACCCGAGAACTCACTCAGGATCTTCTTAACCACAGACTGAGACCAGTCTTTGATGTCGTTAGTTGAACGCTTAACCGACAGAGTCAGGCCTGCATCGGACACATACCCCGAGTCAGTAAGCTTAAGGGTACCCAGATCGAGATTATACAGATCAGAAGGCAGCGTAGTCACCAGAGTAGTAGTGGACAGGATAGCTCCAGTCACTGCCTGATCCGGACGGCCTGCCAGCACATTACGGTTATTTACAGCCATTTAGTTCACTCCTGCTAGAATCATACGGAACGTAAAAGAATATCGAGCGATCCCTGAACCGCCAGAAGACTGGCTGCTATCAGGATCATAATAAGGGTAAGCAACAATATCGACTTTATGGCAAGGATATTTACCCATATGCCCGTAATAAGGTCTTTCTTCAACCCAGTTAAGACATTTAGCCGCCAAGTTAAAGGCTTCTGTGCTATCAGTGTTGTCCTTACCCCAGCATGTGACGGTAAGCTGGACCCTCACTCTACGAGGATCAAGGCGAGTACCCGAGCTAGTCAACTTAACCACACACTGTCGAGTTCCTAGCTTGTCTGCCTGCTGCCTGACAGGCACCCCCTGTAGATGAGCCCTCAAGCCCATAATACAGGCAGCCTCAGCGTCAGGGAACTCAGCAACGAAATTACCCATGAGTATAACTCCCAAACGCACTAGTCAACGTCTTGTTGTCAGCCTCAGACTTAGCTCCATAAAAGCTAGCCGGCCTCACGGTAGCCCTAGCTCGAGTCTGACCCACATAGCCCGACCACTCAAAAGCATCGTCACGGCCAGCGTTGTCATTAGCCTGATCACATATCTTCTGGGCCATGTCATTCAGAACCCCGGCTACCTCGGGGGACTTAAGCATCTCCTGGAATCCCTCATCATGGAATTCAAGTCGCTCAAGCATCAGTCCACCGCCACAAGCTTAATCACCTGGTGACTAAGGCCGAGGTAATCATAAGACCACACACCGGGAACTCCTGACACTCTGTACACAGGTGTGGTCTTGTTAAACCATTCCCCCGGCGTACCTTTGTGGTCCCAACTAAGAATGACCAAATCCTTAGCCTGCACAGAAGCAGTCAGTGGAGCATACACCGTATACGTCCACTGACCGTCACCCTGCCTATCCCCAGACAGCTCAGCAGCACTAGGCTGCTGAATAGAGCAGCCCTGGATAGTGAACTCCTTAGCAACCTGGTCTTGAATCAGATTACCCCGGTCATCGTACTTGTCTTGAAGTCGAGCTACCCAGATATAACCATTAGTAAGGAAAGGGAAGCTCAAGGGCGATACACCAACCTAAATCCATCAAGTGCCCGCTTAGCATAGGCGCTCAATCGAATACCCCCACCAGGAACTTCAAACGTACTCGATACAGAACCCACCGCAGCCTGGTTAATACCGACCGGAGCTGTCACCGACGCCACAATAATCGACGCCATAACAACCTCAACCGTAGCTGGCAGCTCACTATACCCGTGAGTCATAGTAGCCTGTATAGCACCCATAGCAGCAGGTAGAGGATCAGCGATCCTGCACATACCTGCTTCAGACCATTCCTGGACCACACGTTCATGACCGAGGTACTCGATCGTGGGCTCATCCTGAAGCATCAAAGTGGGCAGCTTAATAAACCTGCCACCCTTATGATCTACCCGCTTAGTCTCAGTAATAAGCGGGTAAATATGCCATTCGCAGAATTCCCTAATCAATCCGGAAGCCTGCCTAATAAGAATAGGTGTAAGGGGGTCATCCTTTTTGATGACCCCCTTACTTAGGGCTTCCAGAGTATCAGCCCCAATAAGATCCATGATCAGGGCTTCAGAGCGACCTTGCAGAAAGCCTTCGGCTGAGTGATAGTCAGCAACTCACGGATCTCCATACGGACCACAGTCACGTCAGAAACGAACAGGTCAGCATGCGAGTTCGTGGCCTCGATACGGACACCACCCTTACGCACCAGCATACCACCAGCCTTGAACGCACCGACAAGCGCAGTGCCCTTAGCGATACGTGGGCTGATAACGGTGTTCAGACCCCACAGCGAAGGAACAACCTGCACCTGGCCGTTACCGTAAGCACCGGTGAAAGCACCACCACCAAAGTACTGACCGTTGCTGTCCTTAGCCAGACGCTGAGCAGCGTAATCCTCAGGGTTGATCACGATAGCGTCAGCCGGGAAGCCACTCTCCTGGAGAACGCTCATGGCGCCATTCAGGATACCCTCACCGAACTGCTGCACAGTAGCGGTCTTATCGAGCTCATTAGTCAGGATACCCGACTTCTGAAGGACACCCTGGAGCTGGCCGTTCTGGCCAGAGCCATTCAGAAGCTGATTCTCTTCAGCAACAGCGATACGGTACACGCCACGCTGGTTAACGTGTGAGGCCAGCCAGGCATGATCCTCAAGCATCTCGTCAGAGAACGCCAGGATACCGGTGATCTTCTTCAGTGCCTCGATGTTGGTCTTCGGGTTAACGAAGTGAATGTTGTTCTTCTTCGCACCCTGAGCAGTCGGGCCGGCGTCACCCTCAACAGCGCTGTCCTCCAGCCAGGCCACAGCAGCGCTATCGGTGTTACCCTGAGCGAACAGGTCACCGACGTACAGCGGGGGCTGAGCATAATGTGCAGCCTTGTCGTAATCAGTATCGAACCCGATCAGGGAGTCCCAAGTCAGGTGCCAATCCTCAGCACCCTTGAACTCGGGGCCATTCACCGAGAAGTTGTCACGGCCCTTAACCCGAGCAAGCTCAGGACCGAAGTGCTTAACGAAGTGCGCACCAAGAGACTTAGCCTCACCAGCAACCGCCACAGAATTTCCTTTCAGTTCATTAACCGCGCCTTCATTCGACTCGAAGGACTTGATCTTAGCAATAGTTGACTTATACTCTTCCACCAGAGCTTCGGTATCCTTACCGACAACCCCGGACTCTTCAACTGCCTTAAGGCGACCCTTGATCTCAGCAGCCTTAACTTTCAGTGCCTCAATCCCACTCACTCAAACAACCCCTTAATCTCAGCTAGAATAGACTTAGCCTGATCATCAGCAGGCTTATCCTCAGGCTTATCAGCTGGCTTGTCTTCAGCCGGCTTATCCTCAGGCTTGTCTTCCTCATCGAAATACTCATCGAGCTTGGACTCAAGCGCTTCGATAATCGGCTTGACCACAAGCTCAGCAATCTCTTCAGGCGTCATTCCTTCTGCCTCTTTCTTAGATTTGACATCAGTAATAGCTGCCTCAGGATTAGCTGGGGCAGGGACCACAGACACCTCAAGCAGCGAGACTTTCTTAATGTAAGTCTTGCCATCCTTGTGATCTGCGTCATTAACGTAGAAGCCGAACGACATACGGTCAATTCGGCCTTCCTTCAAAAGCTTATATATGACAGGCCCGTTACCCGGCCCTTCAGTATCGACCACACACCTGACAAGCAGCCCGGTGTCATCTTCCTCGGCACTCTCGACGTAGCCAATGTTATTCATCGGGTCAGTGAGGTCATGTCCATAGAAGACCGGAATCTTCCGACCTTCCCATTCTTTCAGGGTGTCAGCGAACGCACCCTGCACCATGACGTCACCATACGAGTCAACGTTACCGAACACCGACGCATACCCAGTGAACACACCGGTACTGGACTCAGACTCTTCTGCTTTAACCTTAAACGACTTAGTCTTAATCGCTACTCCCAATCTATGCTAGTCGTGCAATTACAGTGAGCAACCTCAGCAGGGTCATCATCATCACCTGGATACTTCATGCCATTGCTGAACTCTTCATCCAGGCCCACACGCTCACCGTCCATAGCAGCGTGGGAATCCCTAGCATTAGGCCCCGTATGCCATGTCTTGGTAGCAGCGCCTGACTGCCTGCCAGCCTCCTGTGTGGCCCAGCCCATAGCCCACGTGACCATCGATCCTGCCATACCTAGAGCCGCTTCTTTCAGCCAGTGTTCTACAGGCTCAACAGTGTCAGGAGGATCATCGCCCTCCATGGCCTCTTCCCACTCAGCCTGCTCATCCTCTAGGTCCTCTAGGCTATCAACGATACCCTGAGAGATACGCTTAGCTCGCTTCTTCAGATATGACTTAGTAGATCCTTTGTCATAGTCCTCGTCACGCCCCTCGAGTAGCTTGTTGCCTACCTCGCTGGTCAGCCCTAGATCAAGGTCAAGCAGGTCCTCAGCTAACGACTCATCAGCTGAAGCTTTAACCTTCAACCGCCCTGCTTTATACAACCTCTTACGGGCATGAGCTTCCAGCACTGTGGTGTAGCGCTTGACCCACGACTTACGGTCCACACGCACACCTCGAGACTTAACCCTTACCTCACCTGAGTTCTGGCTATACCCTCCAGGGTCCACACTCACATTCAGCGGTGTGATCAGATCATCGCCACCATCGATAGCAGGAAGGTTCAACCTAGCCCGAGCTTCATTACGGGTCATGTACGCCGAGCCCACAGCTGACTGGAACCACTGAGCTTGCTGTTCGAAGTCGGCCTGGAGTTTCTCGGCTACGTTGAATTCAATGTAAGACCCTTTAGCCCCGCCCATAATAGGAATAAGGAATGCATTAAGAGTAGACTCTATTTCCGCAATAAGCGGACCCAGAGTATCCCCATAAAGCATTTTACGGAATTCCCTGACATTGCTGTAATTAGCATTATCAAGAATACCGACCATTGTGGGGTTAACATGGAAAGCATTAGCTACCGTGCTATATGCCAGCTTAACGCCTTCAATGTACTGCTGATCAGTAGCGCTGAAGTCCACACGGTTAAGAGTCATCCCATCTTCAAGAATGGGCGTGCCCCCAGCGCGCTTACCCGACCCAGTATATTTCTCGTACCAGTCCTCACGGAAATTCTCTCGTTGAGAGTCAGTCCAGCGGGGTGCGTCAACAGGTCGCTGAAGCACAGCAGACACTTTACCCCCGCGAGCCCACAACTGCTGACGGTACTTCGATGCTTGAATCTGCTCAGCCAGTACTTCCTTCAAACTGACAATGGTCGCGCTGCACCCTCCGGGATCAGTCGGATGATAGCCACCGAAATAGACCACACGTGAACTATCCAAGGTTAGCTTCTTGTCAGACTCGAAGCTAACCTCATGTGTGACCTTACCGAAATTATCAGACTTGGTCTGAACCCAGCTAGGGGGCAGGCGGTAGACTTCCCAGTTACCGTTCTGGTTCACTACTGGCCACCAGTAGGCCCTATCATAAAGGGCCTTATCCACAACGAGAGCATAGATCAGCTGATACAGAGTCATGCTCTCATTAGCTTTGGCGCCAGAGAGAAACCCGCCAACAGGGGACGAGGTATCCCTCAACCTACCCCCATCGCTTTGTTTAACGTAGGAATGCACGCCCAGGTGAGCGATATTCCTGGCGAGGAACGTAACCACAGTACGCAGATGTGGTTGAGTCTTGAATAGCTTAGCGGCTGAAACACCGGAAAGATCAACCAACTCAGTTGGGCCGACCTTATACTGCCGAGGCTCATATGTGGTAATACCCTGAAGTCGGTTAAAGATACCAGACCAGAAACCCACTAATACACCTCCAATTCAATCCTGTAAACAGTATAACACATTTCAAACAGATTCTAGCCCCGACACGCCGTAAGCCGAGACTTTTGTTTTGTGGAATTGCCACACATTCATAGCTGTGACTAATGCTGCAACACCATCGATCTTATCCCGCTTCTTTTGCTTAGCAGGTTTAATATTACCAGCAGGGTCCATAGCAGGACGAATATTGTCTATCTGCCACGCCATAAGAGGGTTACCGTCATGCTTAATAGCACCCCCCTGCATAACCAGTCTCTGAATCTCTTTCATAGGGCCTGACATAGAGACAAACCCCTGACGGACTTTCTCAAGTCTGTACCCGTCAGCTTGAAGATCATTAGATACCTGAGTAGCATTCCACGGGTCGAACCCTATGCACTGAACATCGTAATGCTTAGCATCCTCATCAATCTGAGCTTTAACAAAATCATAGTCAGTGACATTACCTGGAGTCAACTTAATTAGCCCTCTATTAGCCCACACAGACGCATTACGGTACGTGGCCCTGTCCAGTTCAGCTAGCGCAGCCTCAGGCAGGAAGAAGCGAGGCAGCATCTGGTATGTACCGTCCTCTGCTGGGAACAACCACACCAGTGCTGTTAGGTCAGATACCGCTGCAAGGTCCAGGCCTCCATAGCACTGTCTGCCCTCAATGTCCAGCTGGGCCACAGCCCCCTTCATCCAGTCAGACCTGCTGATCCACGACTCGTCCAGCCTGCCCCTGATACCTAGATGTAGCCTCAGGAAGCTGGCCTTAGCCACAGGGTCAGTCCTCGCCTTGTCAGCAGCAGATTGCATAAATGCCCTTGACGGAGTTACGGGGTATAAGGGATTAGCCTTAGCCCACGTCTCTTCTGACCAGGGGTCATCTTCAGGGGAAGCAGACCACACCACACAGAATGATCGAGGGGCTTCTACAACCCCCTTACATATGTTGTCTACCAGCTCTCGGCGCTGGTCGTACGGCGTTCCCACACTGCCGTCGTCGGCTGTGGTGATCACCATCGTCAGGGGCTGTTCACGAGCACCAGTACCTGTCTCCATAGCCTCCAGCAAGCTCAGGCTCTTATGCACGTGCAACTCGTCACAGATAGCACCGTGGAGGTTAGCACCGTGAGCCAGGTCACCCTTGCTAGAGACAACCTTGATTACGCTAGACGTCCTATCCTGCTTGATCGAGTTATGCAGTGATCTGATGCCAGCCTGCTTCAACAATGGCGAGTTGTCGACAAGTTGCTTAAGCGGTGTGAAACATGCCCCAGCCTGATCTCGTGAGGCTGCACCGATAATAACCTCAGCACCGCCCTCATGATCCCCGAACGCGAGCACCATGGCTAGTGCACTAGCCAGTGTGGACTTAGCTCCTTTACGTGGCATTTCAATATAGGCATCCCTATACAACCTCAGCCATCGCCCTAAAGAATCATCATAGACTTGCCAGCCAAACAATGGGGCCACAATGTAGGCTATCTGTACATTAGTTAGCTTAAGGGGCTTACCCGCCCACCTACCTTTAGTGTGCCTTAATGCAGAAATAACCCGAAGAGCATGATCTACGCTCTTCGGGTTAAATCGTACTTGCATACCGTGGACCACACCGCCAGGATCAGGGCATTTGAGGTGTGGCCCCCTTTCAGGTATGTCCAGCTTCCTACTGACTAAATAATCTTTAATTTCATTAGGAATTACATTATTCATCGTATTCACATAAGGAATGGGTTATCAGTGTCTTTATTCTTACCCGAATTCCTTGCTTTAGGCGTCCATCCAGCCTCTTTCATATAAGCAAGGAATGCTTGTGACTGTGACCGGAAAATAACCTCAGCTGGGTGCTTCTGCATCCTGTGATTGGGGTTATCAGTAACCAGCACGCTATCAGCTGAAATAACCTCATTCGACGCTTTTCTTGCAATAGCATAATGCCTACACATAGCCTCGATAAACAGGCCGTCCATCTCATCGAGGTTATCGAGAACTTCTTTGGGCATCATACCCACAAGCTCGGACCACACACCTCGCAGGACCTCATTGTTGGCGATTCCAGGAGGAATCTCACTAAAACGCTCTTCTTCGGTCATATTACACACTCCTCAAATCTTAGTGAACAGTGTTCACTTTAACGATCAACTAACCTGTATTTCACGGAGAGTTACCCCGGCGCAGCTTTTTAATTGAATTTCGTGATTTTCTCGACGCTTCCCTTGTTTTCTTGGAATGACATTCACGACATAATGATTGCAATCGATTTTCGTCTAGAATTGTTAATTCATTCTCAATTGCTTTAATTCCATCTATATGATCGACTTCCGTTGCAATCATTCCGCACAAATTACAGAAAGGATTCTCTTTAATGAATCTGTTACGAAGTTTCTTCCATTTACGGTAAGTCTTTCCGTCGACATTCTTCCAAGCAGTTGGACGCAATTCCCAACCAGACTTTGTCGGTGTGTGGGCCAGGCACGACGCTGTGCCTGGCAAACCTAGCTCTCCGCACCAGCATCGCTCAGGGGCTGAATACGGCATCCTACACGTCCTATCCGGGTTACCCAGGGGGTACCTACCGGGGTATACCCCAGGGGGCTATTCCTGCACCCCCTGGGGTACCTTACCCGAGTACCCCCTAGGGTTCCAATCCAGGGGGTACTCCAAACCAGTACCCAGGGTATATCTTCTACCCTGGTATACACCTTAGCGGGTACCCCCTAGCATGTCAAATCCCTAGCCACCCGGCGTGTCACCATGCCACGGTCACCTTCACCAAGATCACCCCAAACTCGATCACACTCTCCAGCTGGACCACACGTGTGCCGTACATCGGCACCGCCTGCTGGATCGCCCTAGCCTCGTACGACTCCACCGGGTAATTCCCAAGCTTCGCCCTGAACCTCAGGCATGTGGTCTTGCTCTGGTCTTCGTGGACCATGCCAGCCTCTTCCAGCCGTTGTGCGCAAGGTAGTGCTGGTACGTCACCACACCCCGGCGCCTCGACAACTCGCTTAACAATCTCTCGTGGAAACTTCATGCTACGAGCTTAGCACATCTCCCCGCCACTCCGCAACACCTCCTGAGAGCTTCACCGTCGCGCCTTAGACGGCCTCAAATCGTCTGGGGGTACTCCAGTGCCCACCTGACCCTGCTAGGCCCTCAGAATCCATCCTAAGGCGTCTCAGCGGCATCCTAGCCTCCACTCCCCAACGCTAGACCACACACCGTCTCCTCACTTCCCCTCCCCTCGGTCGTCCCGCCGGGTGGGGGAGGGCCGCGAGACGGCCCGACCGGGTCAGACATCAATCACTGAACCACACACCCCCTGGCGAGCCGCGAGACGGCGAGCCCCAGCTTCCCCTCAGCTCAGCTTGTGCCAGCCCGCCGTGGCCCTCGTGCGGGCCGGGGCCCCGGCGTTTACGCCTGGGGGCCCCGAGCCCAGGCACGAGGGGGACACACGGCGGGGAGCTGAGCGACCTTGGGAGCCAGCAAGAGAAAGGTCTCCCCCCATACCCCCCTCTAAAGAGAATAATATATATAACTTTTCCTCTCTCCGAGAGGGTCTCTCTGGCGTAAACGCCAGAGACCCTCTCGGAGAGGAAGGTAGTGGGAAGATACCGCGTGCGCCTGCGTGTGCCGCGTGCGCGCGTCATGACGCGTGTGTGTCACGTGCGCGTGTTACGCGACTTCTGACGGGCGCCCACGCGCGCGCCCCAGGGAGGGGAGGGGGGTTGTAGGGGGAGGGGATCTTAACCTCGGTTAACTCTTGGGGGTTGCAGGGATGTGTGGTCCTGTGCTAGGGTGGATTCGTGATCACGAGACGAGAGATCCTTGCAACCATCAACGCGACCACACGTGAGACCGGCTACGAGCGTGTCCTGGCAGGTGACCTCCTGGAGGCTATCCGGGCAGACGACATCACTGCGCTCAAGGCGGCACTCAAGTCCCTGTCCGACGTAGCTTTGTCCCCCTGGGCGTTCGCACGAGCTGTCCACGACACCTGTGGCCCCATGATCAAGCGCCACACGGTCGGGACCAGAGCAGCGTGGTCCCGGGTCCCAGGGTGGGCAGCCCGCCACGAGGGCGAGGCCCTAGCCACACTCGCCCTCATGTGCTACCTGGTGCACGAGAGCGACCAGCGCCCTGACGCAGTCAACGCCCTGCCGGTCGCAGTCTGTTGGTGGTCCTGACCTAGATTGATCCTGACCCTGCCAGGGGTGCCCATAAACGGCCTCAAAATGGCCAGGGGTATCCTAGGTAGGGTCAGGTGCTGTTAGGCCGTAAAACGCGAGCACTGGCATGTTTGACGGGGTGCTCAGGGTATGCTAGGGTAAGCGCCATGACTTGGACATGCAGAGACTGCGAGAAAATCATCGTTGGCCACAAGCCTGAGCACTGCCCCGAGTGCCACGAGACCTTCACCCGCACCAAGGCAGGCGACAAGCACCGTACGGGCCGGCACGGGGTGGCTGAGGGCCCAGACCGACGTAGGTGTCTAACCCCAGCTGAGTTGGCCGCTAAGGGTATGACCCAGAACTCGAAGGGTTACTGGACCACCGGGGAGACATTCGAGAATGCCTCTGAAAGCTTCCACCGGTAGCATTAGACGGCCTATCAGCCCCTACCCGGTAGTCTAGCTAGGGTAGGGTGCTGCTAGGGCCTCATATTCGAGATACACAGGGGTTAACTTCGGTTAATGCTTTCAGATTTTGGGTTGTAGCAGGCCAGCAGGGGTGCTAAGCTAGATCCAACGAGACACAGAAAGGACCACACACATGATCGCCTTCAGGATCCAGGACAAGAACCGGGGTGTCGAGTACCTGCTCGACCCTGAGACCCAGTACAGCTGGCCCATGGACTACGATGAGTCGAAGGTCAGGCACGGTGTGAGCCCGCTCTGTTCGCTATCGCGTACCTCACTGCACGCATGCATGATGACCTGATTGACCCGTCGGAGGTCGAGTTGATCCTGCATGAGTCGGGGTGGATTAACTAAGGTTAACAGTTTCGGATCAGGGGTTGCATAGGCCCGCAGAGTGTGCTAAGCTAAAGACATCAAGAAAACAACACGAAAGGTTCAAAACAATGCTTAAGTTCATCGGTTACATGGTCGCTATCGTTGCTGCTGTTGCCGCTGCTTTGGGTATCGGTATCCTGATCACGTGGATGATCTTCTACGGTCTGTGGTACGTGGCCCTCATCCTGATGGCCATCGCCGGTGTGTGGTTGGGATTCAAGTATGAGTCTAAGTACGGCCACAAGGACGAGTTCGGTGATTGGAGTGAATTCTGATGTATGAGTTCGGTGATCTGCCTCGGATGATCCAGAGTATCAAGCCCGAGCGAGGATGCATGTCATCTGTGGTCTTCTCTAGCCCTGATGGTATCTGGTGGGTGCCGGGTAAGTACTACCCTAAGCCCGGAGGGGCTTATATCCACCCAATAATGAGGCTGCTAAATGAGGTTGGGGGGTCACGCCCTGGTATCGCGTATGTGATTAACTACGTATGCCCTACTTGTGAAGCTATTCTGAAGACTTTCCCACAGTTCGATCGGGTTATTGTTAGGAGCTATAGTGATAAATGAGATTGAGCTAGCCTATGAGATTGCCCAGCACTCTTCCCACCCTGAATGCAAGGTAGGTTGCTATTTCGTAAACACCTCTGGGGATTACCAGATATCCACGCATAACGTCGAGCTTGGCCCTAAATGTCACGACGTTGCACCTGACGGGCAGTGCCTTGAGTACGTCCACGCGGAGGTGTGGGCTTCTCAACAGCTTATGGGGCTACCCTATCGTCTTAGGGAGGGCCATATAGCTATGACCTATGAGCCTTGCGCACCTTGCGCTAGAGCGCTGCTTCTGGCGGGGTTCAGGGGGTCTCTGGAGTATGACAGGCCGTGGCTCGATCCAGCTCTGAAAACATCAGACTGGCGAGAGCATAAACAGGGTATAACCGTACTGCGTAATGCCGGTGTTGAGGTCATTAGATCTCGTCCCGAGTACGGTGCAAGGCACTATAATGACCTTAATTTCGGTGACTGGTACCCTCAATGTATGGAGACCATTAATTGGGGTAATATCCGGTTTAGGCACCTTACTAAAAAGGCCTGCATGTTTATTCTTGAGACCTTTCATAAGTACCTCGGAATGGGCTATAATGTAAGTCCAGATGTCTCTTATGGGGTGACTAATTACACCATGGCTAAGAACTTCAATAAAGCAGTTAAAGACTTTACCTACTGGGCTAAACATGGTAGCTCATGGGTTAAAGAACCGGGTTACATAATTGTCAAGTGTGTATCGGAGGTTTATCGCCGTGCTGTGTGAGTATGATCGAGCTATATACAACCTGTCTAGACAGGCTGCTGAGTTAGTCACAGAAGGGCAAGAGCACCCGTACTGGTGCTACGGGTCATGGAGTGTGGTCTACACGCACGCACCCCTGTCACAGACACGTAGGGTGTCTGTGGACATGGCCCAGCGTGAGCTTCACTGGATGCTCAGTGGGTCAGGGGCCACACAGCACGACAGGTGTGCTAGAATCACCCCCGACGTGGAGCGTATGTGGTCTCCATGGGCCACAGATGAGCTAGGGCCTATGTACGGCGTCCAGTGGCGTTATGGAGGTCCTGACGGGGCCTATGACGCCGTACGTGATGCCGTGGACAGGCTTGTGGCTAACCCTACAACCAAGCGGGCGGTGTGGACTGCCTGGCAGGGTTACGAGATAGGGTCTATGCGTATCCCACCGTGTCCGGTGGCGTGGGCGTTCAATGTGGTAGGTGGCCGAGTTAACCTAGACATCTTTGCCAGGTCCACAGACGCTGTGTGTGGGCTGCCTTACGACACCCTTGAGGGGTGGATGCTCATTCACCTGATGACTAATACACTGAGGCAGCACGGTCACGAGGTTAGTCCGGGGCAGTTGCGGTTCACTACAGCTAATGCCCACGTGTACTGTCAGAATCTTGATGTTTGGCATAGGATGCTGATACCTGCTAGGGTTGAGAGTGAGGTTGAGTTTATTCCAGCCAAACAAGGTATACTTAATTTCAAAGGTAAAGGTTTTAAGGCGGTCAACTATAAGGCGCCTATTTATTCAGCGAAAGTGGTGGTTGTTTAATGTTGAAGTTATTGTTCATTGGCGCTTCGTGGTGCTCACAGTGCCCACAGTCTAAGGCTAATTTTGAAAGGGCTATGCAAAAGTTCCCTTATCTTGGGTGGGAGTATGTTGATGTTGAGGTCAATCCTGACCTAGGGCGTAAATTTGACATCATGTCTGTCCCAACTGTGATAGCCTTGCGCGAGGGTGTGGAGGTTGCTAGGATGGGTACTGGGACCACACTCCAGTACAAGAAGATGATTGAAGGAGCAATTAACTAATGTTTGAGCCAGTCACTAAACCTCGAGACTATCAGCTGGCCGCGGTTAAGTGGCTGGCTAAAAAAGAGCACGGTATGCTCCTTATGGACACACGTACTGGTAAGACTAAGACAACCATCGACTGGCTGTCATGGCTTATGCACAATCGGGATGTCAGGTATATCGTTGTGGTCTGCCCTAAGATCGCTATCGATGTGTGGGTCAGGGAGCTCCAGCAGCATTACTGGGGACCTGAGGCGGATATTGTCTATGACGGGGCCTATGAGGCCACAGCACTACCTAAGATTGTGCTAATCAATTACGATAAGTTCTCTAGGGGTTATCCTAAAGGACTATTCAAGGGTGCTGAATACCACGCCTCAGCTATTGTCCTGGATGAGTCACACCTTATCAAGACGCCTGCCAGTAAGAGGTCTAGACGTATCGTGGGTATGGCTAAATCAGCGCGGTATCGGGTATGCCTGACAGCCACCCCTGTGGGTAAGCGTAATATGGTAGGGGAGATTTACCCACAGTTGGTATTCTCTGACCCTAGTATAAGGGCTGATTTCCCATCAGCTAAGTCCTTCCGAGAGTATTTCGGTGAATGGTCTAATTTCGGTGGTTTCCCCCGCTATATCGGCCCTAAGAATGAAGAGGAGTACCAGGCACTTATTAAATCCCACTCCATAAGTATCTCCCGAGAGGACGCCCTAGGCACTAAGGCCGTGCAGGAAGAGGTAGTGCCTGTATACATGGGTGAGCCCCGCTACGCTACCTACCAGGCTATGGTAAGGGATGAGCTCGATGTCCTGGAGGCTCAAGGCGAAACAGGAGCTGACTCCGTGCTAGCCCTGTTCGCCAGGTGTCGTAGGCTGGCTGAGGGGCTGTCCACAGGTGAGGGTAGGCTAGTGTATAGCGAGCATAAGCTTGACGCCTTGCTCCGGATACGTGACAGCTACAGTGGCCGTATTGTGGTAGCTAGCGAGCTACTGGACTCTCTCACTGTGCTGGAGAGATACCTGGACCACACATACAGGCTGGACGGTAAAGTCAAGAATAAGACCTCCGTTCTGGACGCTTGGAAAGCTTCTGAGGCTGGCACCCTGGTGGTAAACCCACAGGTAGCAGCTACTGCTGTGGATATGCGGGAGGCGGATGTGCTGGTGTGGTACGGGGTACCTACATCAGCTTTGACCTACCGCCAGATGTCTGATAGAGTAGCTCTAGCAGCTGATCCGAAGGTTATCGTACTGGTAACCCAGGACACTGTGGAGGACTCCCTGTGGTCCAGCCTGGCTGAGGCTACGGAGTTCCGTAAAGAGATCATGTTAAATACCAGAGACTTCCTGTTAGGAGAGACTTATGCTAGTGAATCCGTCTGACCGTCTGGTCATAGCAGCCACGCCTGGCGTGACTCCTGAGGTATTCGCCCGAGGGCTCGGGTACGCGCCAAGCGAGCTTGTTGTGGACCCACACAACTCACATGGGGTCATGACCCGCTCATGGGTCGATGGAGATATACACGACTACGTTGGGGTCAACTCGGATATCCGCGAGGAGGCTAAGCCTAACGTACCACGGGCTAAGGGGTTCAACCTTGCAGTGATTGCGTTCAATCTTGATGACTTGTTCTCGGACTGGGGTAAGCAGTTGTGGGCAGGGGCTGAGACTGGGTATTCTTGGGCTGAATTCCTCGTCCTGAGTATCGGGTACCGTTCGTGGGTAACTGAGCAGGCTAGAACGGCTAGCTGGAAATTGAACAAGTTCCGCACCGCCACCACCTTCGTTATAGGAGAGGAGTCAATCGAGTACAAGTCGACCACAGACGTACGTACTGCGCACAAGCTGGCTAAAGAGCTCACAAAATGCTATTTCTAGACATCGAGACCACAGGGCTTAACCCCCGCGCAAAGGATGCCGCCGTGCTTATGGTCGGCATCCTCGGGGATAAGCCTGAGGATGAACCTCGGGTTTTCCACATGGCCTCCAAGCACCCTGAGACATGGCAAGACAGGCTTAGTAGACTGTGTGGAAAACTGCCACCTGTAGTGGGACACAACATTAAATTCGACATAGTCTATGCTAAGCGTTTCGGTACTCATCTTGAGGCAGCTGGAGACACCATGCTTGGTGCCCATATGGTGGACGAGAACCGTCCTCTGGGGCTTAAGTCGCTCATGTCTGACTTTATGGGTGGGGATTGGTCTTATGACGGTGTGTGGGATGACTCTGATCCTGAGGCTATGGCGGCCTATCTGAAAAAGGACCTCCTGGCCACACGTGAGCTTTATCGAATTAACAAAGGCAAGCTCACAGCTAACCAAAAGAAGCTCCTTCGTAAGGTTGTGGTTCCGGCGATCAATATGCTAGCTGAGACTGAGGACTACGGTATCCCTATTAGTCGAGACAAACTTGAGATAGCTGAGAGTAAATACACTTCGGAATTGGCCGAAATTGATGCCAAATTGTACTCCGAAATACCCTCGGAAATACCCGAAGGTATGCAGGTTAAATGGGGTACTACTAACTTTCAGCGGTGGTTCCTGTATGATTATCTGGGTATCCCCAAAAAGGAGGTCGGAAAGCCAACTAAAGCATTCCCTAATGGAGCACCCAGCCTTTCTAAAAAGGCACTTGCATATATGGATCACCCTATTGCTAAAACACTATTAGAAAGGTCACGACTAAAGAAGAACATAGACGGGTTTATTACCCCATATAAAGAGCAAATAGATGCTAGGGGACGGTTATACACCTCGTTTAAGCTTCATGGCACGGTGACAGGTAGGCTGTCGTCGGGCAAGGTGTGTGACGGTGTTGGAGTTAACCTACAGCAGGTTCCGAAGGACCCCTACATAAGGGGTCTGGTAGCTGCCCCTGAAGGGTACAAGATCATAGAGGCTGACTACAGCCAGCTTGAGCTACGTGTAGCCGCTGTGGTCTCGCGTGACAAGAACATGCTCGAGCTGTATCGTGACGGAGGTGACATACACTCACAGACCACACGTGCTATTGGGTTGGACCCCGACAACTCGTTTGACCGAAGGAAAGCTAAGATTGTTAACTTTGGCTTCCTATATGGGATGAGTGCTAAGAGTTTTGTCCAATTCGCGAAGGTTAGCTACGGCACAGACATTACCCTGGATGAGGCTGAGCAGTTCCGCGAGGACTTCTTCAGGCATTGGTCAGGACTGCGTCCTTGGCACGCTAGGACCAAAGCTAAGGCACATCAGCTGGGGTACAGCTCGACTATGTTCGGACGCCGGCGACACCTGCCAGGCCTGTACAGTGATGATGAGTATGAGGTAGCAGCGGCTGAGCGCCAGGCTGTCAATAGCCAGGTTCAGGGGACAGGTAGTGACGTCATGCTTAGAGCTGCCACACGCGTGTGGTCTAGCCTAGAGGGAGACAGTCACATACTAGGTCTCATTCATGACGCTGTGCTCGTGCTGGTGCCTGATGATCTAGCCAAAGTCACAGCTAGCATGATTAAGGAGGTCATGGAGGAGCCCCTGCCACACTTCGACTGCCCTCTGGTAGCCGATGTTGAGGTAGGTACTTGCTGGGGACCTGAGATTGATGTAAGGTAGAAGACATGCAGATAACCACAAGCCTGATCAAGTCTTGGCTTAACTGCCCTTTGGAGGCTTACTATGACCTACAGGGGATCTCAGCCAAGCCTCATCCCGGTACGGCCCTGGATAGGGGTACGTATCTCCATGCGTGGCTCGAGACAGGCACCCCTCCTGAGCGTCCAGCTGACCTCATGGAGGAAGAGCATGAGATCTACGATGATCTTGACCGTGTGTACCGTGCCTACGAGTACAGGTACCGGGATGAGCCCCTCAACGTCCTGGCGTGCGAGCTCGATTTGAGCAGGGGTATCCCAGGATGCAACCACGACTACCGCGGTAAGATAGATAAGGTAGTCGAGCTCGGTGGCCGTCTGTGGGTGCTGGACCACAAAACCCACCAGACCCTCCCTACAGCCGAGTACCGGCAGCTGGATATCCAGTCGCATGCGTACCTATGGTTGTTGGAAGGCAACAAGAAGAGGCTTGGGTGGGACCTCCCACTTGGGGGTATGATCTGGGACTACATCCAACCACAGCGTGTTGTGTGGCCCCAGCTGACTAAGACAGGTAAGCTTAAGATCACGAAGGGGTCCACGGGGAGCACTTGCTACCGATCTCTGATAGACTGGGCTCATGAGCATCGGACGGAGATCACCTCGGCTGAGTGCGACACCATCGCGAAGGATGCTGAGTTGTTGAAGCGTCAACATTGCCCAGCTTTCACCAGGCTGCTGGTGCCGTTCAATAAGGAGGTGCATGCCAGGCAGATCAAGAGTATACTAAGGTGGGCTAGGCAGGTTGGGGAGTACGACTGGTCTAAGCCACCAGAGGACCGTAACCCGTCAGTGTGTGGTAACTCGTATTTGTGCCGTATGGGTAAGCTTGCAGCAGCACGAGTTGAGTTCGGTACTGACGAGCAATACCTTCAATTCTTTGACAAGAGAGACCCTATGGAGAGGTACAAATGATTACATTAGTGTACGGGCAGCCTAAAACAGGCAAAACCACTTTTGCAGCTACGGTGCCAGGGGTACGCATCATCGACCTTGAGGGTGGCACCCGTGCAGTACAGGCCGAGACCACACACGTCGATACGTGGGAGGCCCTGGCCAAAGAGGTTCAGTCCACCGTAGCCAAGCCTCCAGCAGCTGTGGCCCTGGACAGTATCACGGTGGCGCACGAACTTGCCCTCAACTTCGTTTCTGGGCGTAAGCGTGGGGACCTCTTGACTGTGGCTAAGCCGGTTAGCCTGCCTCAGTATGGTCAGGCAAACGAACTGATTAAGTCACTCATCCTTACTCTGCGTGGTCTTGACATCCCTGTGGTACTCACGGGCCAGGCTAAGGTCACCTACGTGGATGAAGCTGACCCCGAGGACGCTGATGTGGCCCAGACTAAGGAGGTAACACTCGCTCTCCCGGGACAGGCCAGGCAGTTTGCACTTATGTATGCGGACGTGATAGGGTATACAGAGTCAGTTAAGAGAGACACCAACAATGGGTATCGTATGTGGCTCAAGCCCACACAGGGTATCGTGGCAGGGTGCAGGGCAGACATTGCAGCCCGTAAGCCCTGGTTGGGGTCTCCTACTTGGGAGCGACTTGAAAGGTACCTCACACATGATTGATTTTTCAAAGGTCTGTAGTAATGCACTCATTCACCTGTGTGATCAGATGGATGATCTGCCCTGGTGCATCGAGCACCATGACCTCGCGGTGATTGACGTACCTAACCCCATCACTGTGGCCCACCAGGTAGGCCAGTATGAGGTCCGCTACAATGACCACATGAACCGCGATATGTTCACCATCACGGTTTGCTTCTTCACCACTACGACTGCTACAATCGACTACATCCGATCAATCCTCAAGGAAAGGGGAACCAACAATGGCTAAGATCTCGATCGACTTCTCCGACGTCAAGGCACCGAGCTTCAGCACCGTCCACCAGGCGCCAGGCGTGTACAACGCTGAGATCGCTGGGGTGGAGATGACTAAGACCAAGTCAGATAACACCGACATGCTGGTGTTCGCTATCGTGGCAGGTCCTGGGCGCTACCCCTACTACTGCAAGATCGTTCCGAACCAGCTGTGGAAGCTTCGTGAGCTGATCGAGGCAGCTGGGACTAGGGTTCCTAACAAGGTTGTCCAGATCGATCCCGCCAAGTACGTTGGGGCTAAGATCAACGTAGAGCTTGAGGACGACACCTACAATGGCAAGCTGCGCAGCCGTGTCGCACGTGTGGCCCAGTTCTCTGAGGTCGAGCCCAAGGTTAAGGAGGAAGTCCAGCAGGACGTTGAGGACGACTTCGGCGAGTTCGACGACATTCTCTGACATAGTCTGGGGCAGGGACAGGAGCCCTGCCCTGGGCATGCTAGAGAGTACGTTCTCACGCCAAGTGCAAAAGTATGTAGAGTCACGTGGTTGGTGGGTTGTCAAATACCACGCCAGCCAGTACACTAAGAAAGGCATCCCAGACCTGATAGCCTGCTTCAGAGGCAGGTTTGTGGGGCTGGAGCTTAAGACAGGCTCATCTTTGAGCCAGTGGCAGATTCGAGTTGGGGCTGATATCATGTCAGCCGGAGGGTATTGGGCATGCGTAACCCCCGATACCTACCAGGAAGAGATAGCTAGGGTTGAGGATGAGATTCTTCGAGACAATCTGGGAGGGTTGTGATGGGTATTTTTTCATCTGTGGGATCAAATGGCCGGGTCAGGCTTTCAACCCGGGCAAAGCCTTTCGGGCTGTGGACCAACTTGACGAAGCGAAGCACTACGTGCGGGATCTCGTTGAAGCTGGGCAGGATGTATATTTCACTCCCGGTCTTTTCAGTAAGCCAGAAAGGAAGGCGGAGTACCTCCAAGCGGGCCCGCTGATCTGGTCTGACGTAGACGATGGCCACACGGAGGGTACTAACCCACTCGCTATGTGGTCTAGCAGCCCGGGCCACACGCAGGCTATCTGGCGACTGACTGAAACTGTACCTCAGCCTGATCAGGACAGCCTGTCTAGGTCAGTCAGCCACGTGCTAGGATGCGACCCTGGGGGCTGGGACGCTACTCAGCTACTCAGGGTACCTGGTACCCCCTCGCATAAGAGGGGCTGCACAGTAGGACGCCCCGTATATGGGGCCACACAGACTCCTGGTGAGCTGGCCTCAGCAGTGTACCGTACACTGGACGGTAGCTCTTCGTCTATAGCTGGGCAGCTGCGTGCCAGCAAGGCCCTGGGCGATAGATCGTCTCAGCTGTATGCTGCTATAGCTAGCATGCTGGAGTGTGGGGTTGAGCCGGAGTTTATCCCTGGCTTGATCAGACACACGTGCCTTAATAAATGGGGTTCACTAAGCAAGCTTAAGGCTGAGGTGTCTCGTGTAGCTAGCAAGCTAGACCTTGCAGGGTCTAAAACTATTGAGACTATCGAGATAGTTGAAGATTCACCTAAAGAGCCTCTGCTCCAGATCAGGCAACTATCTGAGCTAGTCAACATGCCCCCACCACGGTGGCGCATTGACGGTCTGGTAGAGGAGGGTGGCTGTGGCTTTATAGCAGCACCGCCTAAGCACTTCAAAAGCTGGATCATGCTCGATATGGCTATCAGCCTGTCTCTGGGGCAGCCCGTGCTAGGGTATGCTAGATCACACCAGGCACCCTGCCTCATCATCGAGGCGGAGGACAGCCTCTCTCGTGTGTGGTCTCGCGTACAGACTATCCTCCAGTGTCGTTTCCCCCACCATGACCCTCGAGGGTACATAACCTGCAAGTCAGGCGTGCTGGAGCTGAACCCTCCTGACGGGGATATCCCCCTCTATATAGCAGGCAGGCCCACACAGGGACTGTCACCAGAGCTAGCCGAGGAGATAGGCGAGACCATCGACTCGATGGGTATAGGCCTGGTATGCTATGACACGCTGTCTATGCTGACCACCGAGTCAATCAACGACTCACAGGCTATGTACGGGCAGATCCTACAGCCCATCAAGGCGGTAGCCCAGGCTACAGGGTGCGCTCAGCTCATAGTGCACCACACACGCAAGGCCAGCAAGGACATGCCCTCCAGCGGAGGTGCAGCACTAGCAGGCAGTGTGGCCCTGCATGCGTGGTCAGACAACAGTCTGTACATCACCAGGCAGGCAGAGTCATTGAGTATTCAAGTAGAAACTAAGTCGGGGTCACAGGACCTTGTCGTCACCGGGCTAGACACTCCGGGAGAGTGGCAGCCAGAAGTTGTGCAATCCCTCTAGAGTGTGCTAAGGTAATACCATGATCGAAACACAGGGAACAATCCGAGTCGAGACCGTTGAGAACTTCTATGGAGCTAGCATCGAAGCACTCCTTGAGTGTGGCTATCTCTACACCAGTGAGCTGGGAGACATCTACTGGGATGCCTCACAGCACACACCAGTCGAAGCAACCTTTCTCGTAGTGGAGCGGTGAACAATGTACACTATTGATGAGCTTCGTAGGGTAGCATCCACCCCAGGCCATCTTAAGGTACTCGACAAGTTGACAGAGTGGGGGTACGATGAGATCCATGATGACTTCATGTGGGAGTGGGATCTCTGGGTATGCCCCCGCTACTGGGCAGTGCAGTACTGCCAGAAGGCAGCAGACAGGTACCTACCGTGTGGTGAAGAGCTGTACGACCACAAGGGAGAGAGTATCGATGACAGCATGGTAGGTGACCTGCTCACCGACCCCGTACCAGCTCTCATGCTCAGGGCTGAGTGGGTGCTAGACACTCACTTCAAAACTGTGCTAGAGTCAGAGGCGTTCAGGATGGTACCCTGGGACCTGAGCCTGAAAGAGACAATCACAAAACTGAGGGCTATACCAGGAGTTGAACGCTCACCGCTGGTATACCTGCTAGACGACATGGAGGCCACACAATGCTAGGATTCAAACGAGACCCAGAGTACGTAGCCGAGCACGGCATCGACCTTGCTGAGCTTCACGACCACGTCCTCAGCGTGTACGGAGAGGACCTCAGCGAGGCCATCCTCGTCAACCTCAAGATTGACATTGACCATGCTGCTGAAGGTAAGGTAACCTGGGACGGTGTGGACCTGCCTGACTACCTGGCCGCATACTGCTACTACTGTGAACTAGACAACCTCATGGACGAAATCGACTCGATTGGAGACACACTATGGTGATCGACCCGGAAGCAATGGCGGCACAGCTGCGTTACTACTACCCTCACGCTAGCCAGGAGCAACGCCTGGCGTGTGGTCAAGAGATCGCTCAGGTCTCAGGCCTGTACTGCTGGCCACCTGAGAAGATCATCAAGAGGATCATCAAGAAACATCTTGGAGCCCGGTGAGAATCATGGACATGATTGTCGCTATGATGATGCTGGCTCTTGCCCTCGGGCTGACTGTTGGGTACTTCCTCAATGAAAGGTGGTAGCCTATGCCCCTAGTAAACAAATAACCCCCTACCTGTTAGGTAGGGGGTTATCTTATGCCTAGATCAGGCAGTCACCTCAGGAGCCTCAGCACGACGAGGGACAGTGGTGTCCAACGTGTTCTTCTGCTCCACGGTAGGGGATGCAATCTTAGCTGCATCGTAGAGGCCACACGCACCGAGACCCATCAGCAGGTACTTAGCGGCAGCCTGGTAGACAGGATCACCTCCAAGGAAAGTCTGAGCAAGGCCCAGAGCGACCGACAGTACCACAGTAACCGGCATAGCGGCTTTAGCTGGCAGGCCGCAGCGCTTCAGGAGCTCGACAATAGCGAGCATAGCCGGCACAGTGGCGAGCGTAGTAATATCCATGTGTCTCCTAACTACAGTATCCCTGGGGCTCTCTCAGGGATGATGTACATATTCTCTTCCCAGGCGATGTCCTTGTGCCACATCACCCCGAAGTTTTGATTCACACCGCACTGCACAGCGAAGTGCAGCTTGGTGTTGTAAGGTGAAAACTCTGTGTCGAGGTGTCTCACCATCTTGCCGTCCACGAACCACCGTACACAGTCAGGGTAGATACGCACCCCGTACTTGTGCCACTGGCGTGTATCGAGGTCGATGACCTGAGGCCAGTGCTGCGGTGAGCGGTCCTTAGGTGAGGGCCAGTGGAGATTCAGCTGAGTCTTGGTCTTGTCAGACTGGGTCTCCATGAAGTTGATCTCGCCCTCAGGCCACCTAGAGTCTTCCTCGGGCCACAGCATAGCTACCATTTCAGTCGTCCAGGAGGGCGGGTTCTTGACCCACATGGACCAGTAGCCTTCACCCTTGACGTTGTACAGGGACGCCCATGAGCCACACCTCAGCGCGTTATTGAGAGCTTTCTCGTGTGTGGCCCCGGCCTCGACATACATCAAGTATGCTGGCCTGTCGAACTGCATCTTGAGTTCGAACGTGCGGCCGTCAGGTAGTAACTTAGTCATGGCCGGGTCGAAGCGACCTAGAGTACCGTGCTCAGGACGCTGTATACCCCACCCACCGTATGACCTGTAGTCGTATAGTGGTTTCTTTTTCAAGTAGTCTTTCACTGGGGGAGAGTCCCCTGATATTATCTACCAGGGGACCACACCTCCTTTCAGGCTATTTCGCTATCAGGCAGTGACACCCGGATCCC